CGACTAAAACCTGGTACGTTTGGTAACTATCTCCTAGACTCAGATATTTATGGTGGTGATGCGCTATTGCAACATGCAGACTTAGTGTTGGGTATTAACCGCCCATCCAAGCATGCATTACAATACTATGGACCACATAAGTATATAATCACTCATGAAGATATAGTCGTTTTACACTATCTAAAGAATCGTCACGGACAGGGTAATCTGATACACTTTATGATGGCAGACTTTAAGAATTTAACGCTTACAGATATGGAAGCACCCCCTAAATTAAAACAGCAGTAACATGTACAACACAGCATCAATCGACAAAAAACAAAACAAAATGGAATGGTCAGCAGCAAGAACATTATTATTTGAAAGAAACAGAGAAACATTTAAGAAGCTAGGTATCATCGAGCCCTACTTTACTATCAAGATGGCGTACTTTAACAAGCGTACCCAGAAGTTTAGAGGACAACAGGTGATCAACATGTTTGAATCAGAAGTGTCTAAGGGTGACGACATCTATGTTGAGATTACAGACGGTAATAATATTCCAGTTAATGAAACTCCTACCGTCTATCGTCTTCCGTTTACAGCAGATTATGAAAAAGAATATGAAGTAGATATAGATCCGGTAAAAGGTCCTAAGTCTCTAAAGTATTTAGTACCTTTATCCAAGCTTGAGCTTGTTGACGTATGGACACCCGCAGTGAAGGGTGATGACTTTGAACTTCCTCAGAAAAAAGAAGAAGGTAATCAAGAAGACTGTCACTACTCAGAACTAACAGCAAGAGACAGGGCATGCATTGACTTGCGTGTTCCTGAAAGTAACAAAGAATGGTTAAACGTTTTAATTAGAAAAGCAAACAAAAAGTAAAAACATGGCACAGAGTATCCTCATCATTGCAGAGTCTGGATGCGGTAAGTCAACCGCTATCGAGAACCTGAAACCAGAAGAAACATTTATTATTAACGTAGCAAACAAACCTCTTCCTTTTAAAGGATGGAGAAAGATGTACACTCCGTTTGATCTAGCTACAAAGAAAGGTAACATCGCATCTGTATCTAAACCGTCAGATATTGAAGCTGTGTTAAAGGTGATAAACAATGAACGTAAAGAGATCAAGAACATTATCATCGATGACTTTCAGTATATGAGCGCATTTGAATATTTTGGGAGAGCAGCTGAAAAGGGGTATGAGAAGTTCACTCAGATGGGTGCAGCACTAGCTCATATCGCAAAGCTTCCCATTCTAATGCGTGACGATCTTATGGTGTTTTATCTCACCCACTCTGAAGAAGCTACCGACCTTGAAGGTAAGCGTCGAGTGAAGGCAAAGACTATCGGAAAAATGGTTGACGAAAAGTTGACGCTAGAAGGATTATTTTCTATAGTTTTGTTTGGTAAGGTTAAGAAGAATAAAGACGGTGATCTCCGTTATGTATTCGAAACACAGAATAATAGCGAGAACACTTGTAAAAGTCCAAAGGGTATGTTCCCAGGATTTGAGATTCCTAACGACTTACAATATGTAAGAGAAGCAATCATCGCATACGAGAACTAATCATTAATTAATAAACAGTAAAGACCATGTTAAGTACAAAAGATCTACAAGTGGTGTCTTCAGGTAAGACTCCTAAAACATTGAAACCAGGAAACGTAGTAGCAAAAATCAACGGCATTACATTAGCACCACAAAAGTCTAATCCAGATGCTTTGTTCCTAGTATTGAACCTCGAAGGAGAAGATCAAGGACCAGAGTTTGAAGGATTTTTATATAACTCAGACAAACCTGAGCTAGGTAGAGCAAAAGGTCAAGTGGGTAGAGTGAAGTTTTCTCAGTATTCCTATCGTGATATGACTACTAAGAAAGGATATCAAGTGAAGCGTGACGATCAGATCCTTCGTGATGTGGTTTCTCTTGCTGAAGCTCTTGGTGTTCGCGATCAACTTGATCAGATTCAAGCAGCAACTATTGAAGACTTTGCCACAGCAGCATCTAAGGTGTTGAATAACGGTAAGTTTTTATACTGGTGTGTTGGTGGAGCAGCGTATATGAAAGATAATGGTAACAAAGATTATACTCTTTATCTTCCTAAGTATGATAGAACTGTTACTACCGCAAACTTTGCTAGCTTAGAAAATAAAGCAGCTGTCACTCCATTTAATCAAGCTGTACACGTACAGGATGATACAGAAAAAGCTAACCAGCCTGTATCAGGATGGGGAACAACGCCTGAAACTCCAGCACAGGAAAAACCAAACTGGACTCCATCAGGATTTGAACTCTAATTATTAAAGATGTAAAAGTAACGGGGGTGGTTTTTATCACCCCCATTTTTATCTATGTTATCCACTAAGTATTTGCTACAATCGTGCAAGGATGTTCCAGATGCGTGGATATTTGAGCACTACTGTAAGCTAAACGAGATACTATCGGGTCAATGTGTAAAGATAAAGTCGGTGTTTAATCCTAAAGAAAAGACACCCAGTATGCACATTGTATCAAAGGAAGTTGGTAAATACTTCTTTAAAGACTTCTCAACTGGTAAGGGTGGTAGTCCCATAAAACTTGTCCAAGAGCTGTTTAATATTGACTATCATGCAGCTAGGCAAAAGATTATGGAAGACTATAATAACTACATTCTACTGAATAATGGAAGCGCTCACCGCATTAGTGAGTTTAAGATAAGAAGTAGGTTTACAGTTACTAGTCATAAGCTAAGAAAATGGACAGCACGTGATCAAAAGTTCTGGTCTCAGTTTAACATCTCATCATTTCTGCTAGAGAAGTACAATGTAAAACCTTTGGAAAGCTACACCATGTCTAAAGAAGAAGACGATGAGCTTAAGAGTTTGGAAATCAAAGGGTTGATGATATATGGTTATTTTACTAATGATGGCACTCTATATAAGATCTATCAACCTAATGTAAAAGAGCATAAGTTCATAAAGGTTAAAGACTACCTGCAAGGATCTGATCAACTAGAAGAAGGTCACTGTCTGATTATAGCATCTAGTCTTAAAGATAGTATGGTGATGAAATCATTAGGGATAAATTGTAGTTTTATAGTTCCAGACTCTGAGAATACAACCATCAAACAGTCTGTAATAGATGAGCTAAAGACCAAGTATCAGATAATCCTCACTCTGTTTGATAACGACGACGCTGGAATAGCGGCTATGAAAAAATACAAGGACCTATATGATCTTAACTATGTGTATTTTGATCTTGAGAAAGATGTTGCGGATGCTGTCAAAACGCACGGACCAGATATAGTAAAGAAAAAACTTGTACCTTTAATCAATAAGAAGCTGAATAACTAATGGCAAAAAAAAGGAAGATAAAAAAACCACGAGTAGCTAAACCTCGTAATGCTGGTACAATGACTGAATCAGCATTCTGGAGTTTTATCCGTAGTGCTCTAAGACAAAAGAGTAGATGGTGGAAACCTATTACACAGTGTAAAATGAAAGCTCGTCGTCCATATAAAGGACCAAACAAGCGTCAGAAGTTTGAATACCAGTGTAAAGAATGTCAGCAATGGTTTCCTGATAAACAAGTTAATGTTGATCACATCACTCCTGCGGGTACACTACGTTGTGCTAATGATCTTCCAGGATTTGTGGAAAGGTTGTTCTGTGAGATTGATGGGTTACAGGTTTTGTGTTCTAAATGTCACGATAAGAAAACAAAACAAGAAAAGGATGATAGTACAAAGCATCCATGAAATCCTCAACCCATTTGATGTTGAGGTTAGAGACTTAGGATATGGTGTTGCTATGTTTATGATAGCGGGATCTATACATTCTAATCCACAGTTTATAGTTAGGTTTTATGAGACAGGAGAACTACGCACAGTAGATCAAAATGATATACATGTATATGGTAATCCAACAGCAGGAGAAAATCTTACTCCCCCACCCTTTAAACAAAAACCATGAATAGTCAAGAAAGACTTGAAAAAATCCTTCTTAAAATAAAAGAAGCAGGTAAAGAAATAGATGAAGTTTATGACTTCTTAGCTACAGTAGAAGCTCTCACTACAGACAAGGATACTGCGAATCGTATCCGTAGATTTATGGAAAAGAAAGAAGTATGGGATAAAATAGAAAGCGCATGACAGAACAATTATTTTGGGAAAAAATTAAGCAGTTGCTTGATATTCCCTTTGACTATGACGAAGTGAAGAATATAGAATGTGATCCTACTGGATGCATCTACTTTGATCTTGAAGATGGGTCTACATTCTATTTAGCTTTTAACAAATCAGATTTACTTGAAGACTGGGACTAATATGAAAACAGGAACTATTACCACAGAACAATTTGTAGATGGGTTTAATCCTTCTACAGTATTACAAGAGAATAGCTTCTATGAAAAGAAGTTCTATTTCTCGTATAGCAGTTTAAATAAGCTTCTCTATTGTCCAGAAGTATTCTACAAAGAATACGTGCTGGGTGATAAGGAAGAAAAGATTGAATCCTATCTTACAGAGGGTAAGGTGATACACGCTCTACTGTTAGAACCTGAGAAGTTTGAGGAGCAGTTTATACTATCCACTACTAAGTTTCCTAGCGATAATGCTAAAGCTGTGGTTGATAGAGTGTATGCACACAACAAAGAACTTGTTGCAAACGGTTGTGA